TCCTCATTGCCATATCAAATCTAAAGATGAGGATCAGATCATCACTATGTTTAAAGCATGGAGAGTAGAACTGATTGTAATGGCAGGATGGATGCGAATCGTTACAAACGAACTAATTCAGGCATTTCCTGATAGAATAATTAATGTACATCCGTCGTTGCTCCCTAAGTATAAGGGACTACATGCAGTCGAAAGAGCATTTGAGAGTGGAGATACCGTAACTGGTGCCACTGTTCATTATGTCACTGAAGAGCTTGACTCAGGTGCTATAATAGAACAGGGTAAAGTTCCCATACACTCAGATGATACTATCGATACATTAACTCGACGTATTCACCTACAAGAGTATGCAATCTTACCTACCGCTATTGAAAATGTTAAGCACCAATTACAGAAATCAAATAGTAGATATTTGTTGTCGCATGATCTCAACTGATGGGGAAGTTTCCCTTAAAGAAAGGATCTGGATGAACAAATTGTGTGACCACAACAAGACTGCAAAAGGTCTTGCTGGAGCCTTATTATGTCCTGATTATATTCCTCACGATTATGAGCAATGAAATTATTCCACTGTTTTCATCACCAGTCTATAAGACTAAGGTAGATGTTAGCAGTATCAGTGAATTCTTTTTAAAAACAATTGAGTATGAACCATATCCTGATCAAACAGGATATACAAGTAAGGATGTACATATCCTTATGAGTCAACCCTTCGCTGAATTGAAGAAGATTGTTGACCACCATATGAATATGTACTGCTTTGAACTACTGAAGCTTGCTAACTGTAGAATCAGGCATACCCAGTCATGGGTTAACCTTCATAAGCCAGGTAACTATTCACCTAAGCACTATCATAGTAACTCATGTTTCAGTGGTGGTGTTTATCTTAAAGTACCTGAGAAGAGTGGTGGTCTGATCTTCTGTGCATCACATACTGCACCAACTTATACGACTGGTACAGTTAAACCATTAACATCTGAAGGTAATCTTTTTAATGCAGACCGTTGGGGATTTGAAGTGGAAGAGGGAGACCTAATTCTATTTCCATCACACTTGATGCATCAGACTGACTTCAATGAATCTAAAGAAGATCGTATGATGGTTGCGTTTAACTACTTCATCGATGGTAAGATAGGAGATAACACTCGTCAACTTAAGATTAGAGTTACTGAGAAATGAACTTCATTGAAGAGTATCAGTTAAGTGATCCTGGAATATCGGATGACTATGTAGAACTCTTTAAGAAAGCTAATGCTGCAGGGATTACTAAACCTGGCGTAACAGCAAAGGGATTGAATCCTGCAGTTAAGCAAAGTACTGACTTCATTTTAGATGAAGCAGATAGAATTGGTGCTCCGTTCTCACTATGGGAACGTTACTACAAGGAACTATGGAACTTTGTACAGGACTATATCACCAAGTATAGGTTCATGGAATTTGGTGGTAGATTCGATATGAAGTTTCTACCAGTGATTCAGTACTACAAACCAGGTGAAGGGTTTAAGGTATGGCATATAGATGCTGCTCAAAAAGAACAGTGTGATAGAGCCATGGTTTACATCACATACTTGAATGATGTTCCTAATGGTGGTACAATGTTCTATCATCAGAACTACAAGACAATAGCACAGAGGGGTAAGACTATCATTTTCCCTGCTGGTTACACTCATCTACATAAAGGTGAGATCTCTCAAACACATGAGAAGTATATTTTAACAGGATGGATATGGTGGGATTAAATCTCTGGCAAAACTGGAAGGATGCTCTCTGGGAAGAGTTTCCTGACTTTGAAAAACAACCACTATGGTGTGAATGGGAGGGAAAAGGTGGAACACAGCTCACTGCACAAGTCAGCACCCATGATTATTTTATTAAATCACGAGAAGTTGACATCTGGGATGAAAAATCCCACATCTACAACAATGTTCTTTATCCTAAAACAGGTGCAAATGGATGGGCAGGAAATCTTCCTTGCTTTGGCATGGATCTCATGGGATTCTTTCATGGAAAAGTTATTATAGTATTTGACTTCCAGCATCCAGTAGAACATTACTTGATGTCAGTACCTGGTCTACCAGTATCGAAGGAGGACTATAGGTTCTTTGAGAAGGGTAATCATTTCTCTGAGAACATCTATGTTGCCAAGTGTACCATGGATGAGGTAGATGATCACCTACCTATGTTTAAGACATATCTAAAAGAATATAAGAAATTAATCGAGTGGGAGACCCCTGATGGCGAAGATTTGACTGCATATAAACGCTTTGATGAGTATATGACGGAGTTAGATCCTGTTGCAGGCTATCTAAAAGGCAAGTTTGGTCCTGAAAAGGCAGAAAAACTTGTACATGACTTTCTTTTTTGTTATAAATAATCCAGTTTGATTAATCATAATGACAAGTCTTATTGATCCAAAAAAATATTCCCATGCAGTTGACCTGATGAGGTCATTTTTTTTGGATAAAGGTTTTCTTGAGGTACATACTCAGAATCGTTTAAGCATCCTTGCTGCGTGTGAAGATCCAGAGACCGTAGCAGTATATAACTATGGTGGTAATGTTTGGCCACTACCACAAACAGGTCAAATGTGGTTAGAACACGAATTACTTTCCAACCCTGCCGAGTCAGGGTTTTTTTGTGTCTCAACGTCGTATAGGGCAGAACCTAATCCTGTCCCAGGTAGACACGAGACTATCTTCCCTATGTTCGAGTTTGAAATGAAGGGGGATGTCTATGATCTTAAAGCGATGGAGATAGAACTCTGTGAACATCTAGGTCTGCCGTTAGAGACAGATGGTATTAAATCTTATGCTGGATGGGCAGATACCTATAAGGTTAAGGAACTTGACCACGGACATGAAGCTGCTATAGGACGTGGTATGATCACTGAGTTCCCTGAGTGGACATCACCATTCTGGAACATGGCAAGAAATACCGATGGCACCAGTCGTAAGATTGATGTGATTCTAAATGGTATGGAAACTATTGGTTCTGCTGAACGTAGTACTGATAAAGCACAGATGAGAGAAACATTCCACACTATCTCTGATGGTGGGTATGCAGCACTACTCTATAGAAAATTTGGTGAGGAGAGAGTCGAGAACGAACTTGATGAGTTCTTGAAGTTTGATTTCTTCCCCAGATCTGGAGGAGGAATCGGTATCACTCGTATGATATCAGCCCTTGAATAGGGCTTCAATGTAAGGTGACGAAACTGGTAAACGTGGCAGGCTGTTTCCCTGCTGTTCTGCTCTGGCGGGACTTGGTGGTTCGACTCCACCCCTTACAGTTAAAATAGTATATAGCTTGACAACCCCTTCAGGGTGTGCTATAAATAGTATATCGGGTTCGCTACTCGATACGGGAGTGACTGAATAAGCTTGCTGGCATAAGGCTAGTTAAGGTGATGAGACACAGGTGGTGCTGCTTCCCCCAAGGAAGAATCGACATACCAGTCGGGTCTTATACAGGAAGGTAAAAATCTACTAATGTAGCAATGCCCCTTCCTTATTGGTATATCATTAATCCAATCTCCCACCCAATACCACAATACAAGAATACGGAGAATACGTATGTCATTTGCTTCTTTAAAGAAGTCCTCTTTCCAGGACTTGCTCTCTAAGGCTGAAAACCTTAACAAATCTGAGGCTAAAGGTCCAGATGAGCGTCTATGGAAACCAGAGGTAGACAAAGCAGGTAATGGTTACGCAGTAATCAGATTTTTACCAGCACCCGATGGAGAAGACCTTCCATGGGCACAAGTTTGGACACATGCCTTCCAAGGACCAGGTGGATGGTACATTGAGAACAGTCTAACGACTTTAGGCAAAAAGGATCCTGTTTCTGACTTGAACAGGGAACTCTGGAACTCTGGTGGTGAAGGTTCTGCTGAAAGGAACCAAGCACGTAACCAGAAGCGTAAGTTGAACTATTACAGCAACATCTACGTTGTTAAGGATAGTGCAAACCCTGAGAATGAGGGTAAAGTCTTCCTATACCGTTATGGTAAGAAGATCTTTGATAAGGTGATGGAATCAATGCAACCTGCATTTGAGGATGAGACACCAGTAAATCCTTTCGATTTATGGAAGGGTGCTGACTTCAAACTCAAGATACAGAAAGTTGCTGGTTTCTGGAACTATGACAAGTCTGAATTTGATGAATCATCTACTCTAGGTGGGTTCACAGATAAAGAGTTGGAATCAGTTTGGAAGCAAGAGCATAGTCTCGCTGCTTACACTGCTGAAGACCAGTTCAAATCTTATGATGAACTTCGTGAGCGTCTTGAAAGAACACTCAAAGGTGGTTATAACAAACCAACAGATGAGTCCTTTGATGATGAAAACGCAGGATCTTCTGCACCCGCTGCTGTTGCAGCAAAGCCTGACTTTGGATCTCCAAAGACTGATGCAAAGGGTGAGGATGATACATTGTCCTACTTCGCGAAACTTGCTAACGAAAGTTAATGAAAGTAGTGATCGTTGGTGGCGGCTCCGCAGGATGGATGACCGCCACTACTTTTTTGCAATGTCTTCCTAATTATGAGGTTACTCTCATAGAATCTCCAGATATTCCTATGACTGGAGTAGGAGAGAGTACATTAGCACAGATACAAGACTGGGTAGATATAGTAGGAATAAGAGAAGATGAGAAAGAATTTCTAATAGAGACCGATGGTACTATCAAACATAGTATTCGGTTTACCAATTTTCTGGAAAAAAATTCTGGGAGTTTTCATTACCCCTTTGGAAAAAATCCACTGCTACCTGAAGTGTGGTGGTCACATCAACTGAAGTATGGTGATAAAAGTCCCAATGATTACGCAAAAGATATAAATCACATCGCTCTGGTTTCAGAGAGAGGTAAAATAGATCCAAATACTGCTTTAACACCAGATGGTGATTATGCATACCATTTCGATGCTGTAAAGTTTGGTCAATATTTAAAGAAGAAATACTGTCAGAAAGCACAGTATATAACTGGCAACGTGGTTAATTTCGTCACTACAGACGAGAGGACATTCCATAGTCTTGTATTAGACGATGGTTCGGAGGTAGAAGGAGATCTCTTTATAGACTGTACTGGATTCAGAAGCTTGCTGCTTGGTGAGTTTTGTGGTGAACCCTTCGTCCCATTTGATCACTTACTACCAAATGATCGTGCATGGGCTACTCATGTACCATATACAGACAAAGAGAAGCAACTTAATGCATATACTCACTGTACTGCCATTGATAATGGATGGGTCTGGGATATTCCTCTATGGAGTGGAGTTGGAACAGGATATGTGTATTCTTCAAAGTATACCAGTGATGATGATGCAAAGCAAGAGCTAGTTGAGCATTTGAGTGACAAG